CGTAAATGCTGCCGCAGCTTCATCAACTCCGCCCTTAGCAAGCGCAGCCGCCTCATCGTTAAGCGCCTTTGTTGTTGCCACAGCTTCATTTGCCGCCGCTGTATATTCATAAACCGCCGACCCGGCAACAATTGCAAAGCCGCCGATAGCTTCCGCCGCTGCGCCCATGCCAGGTATGTTTGCAAGCCCTTGGCTAACATTTTGAAGGAATGAAACCCATACCTTTTGGATACCCTCAAGCATGGTGTAAAAGCCGGTTGCAATTGTGGACCATACCGCGCCCATTGCAGGCACAAGCGCGCTTGCGCTCGTACCAATCCCGCTAAATACCGCCTTGGCAACGCCACCCATAAGCTTTAGCGCATTGCCAACCCCGCCAACGTTCTCAACCAAATCGACAAACTTCGTAATCAAATATCCAGCGCCGATAACAAGCGCCCCGATGCCGGTCAGAAGGATCGCCCCGCGCAATGCCACCATAGCGCCCGTTAGAAAGCCCGTGCTTGTGACCATTGCATAAATCGCTGGGATCGCCTTAGCAGTCATCGCGACCGCCAATACCCCAACCGAATTAGCCATGACATCAAGATTTTCACCAATAAAGCCCATCACATCGCGGAATCGGCTGCCCTCACCGACCAATTCAATAAATCCGTTAGACAACGCAACAAGTGCAGGCGCAACATTCGCCGCAATGATGTTGCCAACGCCTGTGACAATCATTCCCAAGCGACCCATTGCATCATTCGCCGCCTCAATCTGATCACTATCAAACTGTGAAACGGCAATGCCAAATTCCTCCTGAAACCTTGCAGCATCAGCAGCCTTTGCGGAATAATCCGAAAGCATGTTAATCGCGTCTTTACCGGACCGCCCGAATGTTTCCATTGCCAGAGCCGTCTTTTCGGCGGGGTCTTTTATCGCATCAAGGCTTTCCGCAATCTTGGCAAATTGCTCATCCGGTGAAAGCCCTTGCAAATCCTTGACCGAAAGCCCAAGCTTGGCAAAAGCTTCCGTTTGCAGCTTTGTCCCTTTTTGCAATTCAATGATATTGCGCTGCATCAAGCCAAGCATTGACGACAGCTTGCCGCTTTCAATACCTGCCTCACCCGCTACCATGCTCATTTTTTGAAATGCGGATGTAGTCAGGCCAAGCGACCGCGCCTGCTTGGCCAGCGTGTCAATATTGGCAAGGCTTGCTTTTGTCAGGCCGATCATGGCAACGCCAGTCGCCGCAATAGCAGCCGCCCCTACCTTTGCAAAACGCGCAAGATTGGCACGGCCCTTCGATAGCGCGTTATCAAGGCCGCTTGTATCGCCGTTGATGTTTACCTTGATTTCCTGCGCGGCCATTTACCAGTCCTCTGCCAGATGATCCAATGTTGCGCGGGTTAAATTGCCCGCATAATCGTTGGCCTTGTCACGCGGGCTTTTGTGGTGCCATTCGCAAAACCATTCCGGCAATGTCATTTCCCAAAACTCGGTCGGTGACAGCCCCCACTCGCGCCCTATTAAATAGAGGCTGTCCCAATCTATCGCTTCTGCTTCGCTGTCTTGATCGACGGGGATTTGACGGCGGGGGCCTCGAGCTTTTTTTCGTTTGGCTCGACCGGCGTGATTGCAGTTGCAACCGCCGTTGCGATAGCGTCAATCTGGCCTTGCGTGGCCGTCATGATGTAACCGAAAACCTCATCCTCGGTTACAGTCGCGCCGCCAGCCTTCAAAAACTCGGACGCCACAAAGGCAAGCGATGGGGCGCTGATCGGCCCAACCGCAAGCCCGTGCATCAGGACAGCGATGTTAACGCCTTGCCCCTCAATGCGCCGCAGCAGCTTGTTGGACGGGGTGAACACATATTCTTCCCCGCCCCACTCAATCGTGATCTCCCGAAACACGCCCATTATACAGCCGTATAAACGATTGCGCCGGACGATGCCAGCGAGGCGCTGAATGTGTTTTCACCGTCATGCGCGCCGCCTGTTTCAAACGAGCTAAGGAACCAATCGCCGGTGAACGTGCCGACACTTTCAACTTCAACCTCATAGTCCGACAGCAAGCCAGAACCCGCCCCCATCGCAACGGCCATCAATGTGCCATCCTTCAGGACGCCTTCAACGGCCAAGCCGACGTTGCGCACCGATACATCGGCAAGCAATGTGGTCCAGCCAGCATCGTCTTTGTCCGTCACGTCAATCGGTTCGTTGTTGATTGTCAGCGTGTCGCTGCGCGATCCAAGGATTGCCACGGCGGCAATTCCAGTCCCGCTTGAAATGCGCACTCTGCGCCCTGATCCTGCCGCCATGTTCAAAAGCCTCCTAAGCTGTGTCTGTTACGTTATAACATATCATCTTGCCAAGCGCTAGGCTATGGAAAGAACGCGGAACGACATCCGGCAACGGCGCGTGATGCCGTCGGGGTCGCGTTCAAATACCATTGCCGTGCATTCGGTTGTGATGTGGCCGGTGACGCCAAGCGCTTGGCGGTGCAGCCGATCATAAACCGCCTTGCTGATTGTCTTGATGTTGGTGCCGTTGGTCCGCGCCCACACATCAACCTGCACGGTTGTGTCCTGCCCGATTGCGTCCTTATCATCAAACGAGCCTGACGTGGGAAAAGACATTGTGACAAACGGGAAGCCGATCGGATCTCCTCCATCGGTCAGTTGTGGCACCCATTCGTTGAATACCGCCGTGACGCCGTATGCGGTGGATAGCGTGGCCGTGACGCTAGACACATTTAGCCGTGCGAATAGCGCCGTTTGCAGTTCAATCGGGTTCATTTGGCAAGCCTTTCCAGTGTTTTAAGGACGCGCTCGTTTAGCTTGGCTTGGCCCTTGATAGTTTCAGGTTGCCACGCCGGGCGGGGGTCAATCTTTTTTGTGCCGTATTCCAAATAATAGGCATATGCCAAACGGCTGCCGATGGTCGCGCTCATCTTGGTTTTGCTTTCAAAATATACCGATGATGCAAGCGTGCCCGTGTCAGTTGCAGGCGCTTCCCCGGGCGCGGATGCAGTATGTTCAACATTCCCGCGCGTGTACGTCTTGCCCGTCTTAGGCCCGCGCTGGATTGCCTTCTTTACCGCCGTGTTAATTTCCAGAGCCGTTGCAGTCACGTCCTTGCCGATTGCGTCCACAGCTTCCTTGCCATACTTACGCATCGCGGCTTGAACCTGGCCCATGCCATCGATATGGATTGTGACGGTCATACCGCGACCCCACCTTCAACATCAATTTCAAGCCATTTGTTGCCAAAATCCACGTTTTTAATATAGCGGATGTTGTGACGCAATCCGCGAATTAGCACGCTGTCAGCCTCTCGCAGTGATGCCGTATATCGCACCACCAGCATCAGCTTAACCTCGGCGCTTAACCGTTGCGCCTGTGATGCCTCATAGCCTGACAGCGGCCTTACCATGGCCTTAGTCGGCGCGCCCGTAATCGTGGCCCATGATCCAGCCACTACGTTCCCGTCGACGTTAGTCGTCGCCCCCATGCGCTGAAACGTAACAGGCTCTCGCATCTTCCCAGCGCTATATTTGCAGCATGCCATTATGGTTCACCTAGATCTGGTGAAATGTGAACTGAAATATATCCATTGTTTGGAAATGTCTCTTTTGTTCCGTCGCTATACGTCACTTCAAATTCTGCGTTAAAAAACCCATAGCTTGCAGTATCGCCTGTCGCCCACGGATATGAAACAATGCCACCAGTCGCATTTAAGACGTCTGCGCTCGCATCAACAACTGAACCCATATAAAACCTGACAGTTGCGCCAGTTAGATTTACAGGACCGTCATCGGTAGACAACGCATATTCAACGGCGGGCGACGTGTCGTTTCGTTTGATAAAAAAAGTCATACTTTTGTCGCCCTATTTTGTGCGCCTGTTATGGCCGTTGCAATGTTGGCATTTATCCTGCTTGTTGCGATATTAGCACTTTTTGACATTGTAGCAAAGCGCCTTGCGCTTGCAGGCTCTGTTGAACCACTTGCAATTTGACCGCTTGCCGTTCCTGCGCCCGATCCATTGATGATCCGCAGTGCGATACCGGTTGCGGTTTGTATTGATGCCGATCCTGTTCCATCGCCCGCAATAACGCGCAACCCAACGCCACTTGCAATTTGACCGCTTGCAGATCCGGTGCCTGATCCTGTGATGACCCGTAAACCAACGCCCGTTGCAGTCTGCGGTGACGATGTTCCGGTGCCT